CAATAATATTGGCGAAGTCTTTGACGATGCCTTCTTCCACTTCATCGCCTAATTCATTATGTTTTTTCTTTCCTGGTTCTATGGTAGACCTAAATGGCATTCCACCTTCACCTTCATTATGAAGCGTAAACTTTGTTCCTTGCTTATTCTTCTTAATTCCATATAAAAATTGTATTTCTTGATTCTTTTTTACTACTATGCGTTGTACTTGAAATGCTTTTAACATCTTGCCAGTATCTTTTAACGTAACAGGTTGTGTTTTTCCACCTTTTTTACGATTTGCGTAGCTTTTTGAATACTCGTCAAATGCTTTGCCTGTATAATCCTTACCATTAGCAATCTGATTTTTTGTGCGCTTTACCGTATTATCCGCCATTTCTTTGACATCTGCATTACGAAACTTTAACATGTCTGGTAGATTAAACATTGATAGGATTCCAGTAGTGTCTGCAACGCGCTCCGCCACCATGTTCAAAGCCATCTGACTTGACTGCACGTATTTCTTCACGTGTAAATGGATCGTTTGCTAAAAATGTTCTGCATACAGGACGATTCTTCTCATCGTCTGGTCCGACATACTCATATAATGTATCCTCTGGTAGGTCCATCGCCATAACGGACACTACGGATCTTCTATAATCACCAAGCATAGTACCAATTACGTTTTCTACACGTGGTACATTTGTTTTAATGGATGCTCGAATTGCGTTTTTGAGCTGGTCACCTTTCAATCCACTAGAAAGACCTGAAACCATTGCATTCTGCATTGTATTTGCTACGGAACGTGTCACGCCTTCAATGCCTTGTCTTTGTAGATTCTGGAGAGCCACGAGTTGTACTTCGGACGTAACCCCAAACATCGGCAAATCACTAAGAATAGTTTCCGTTGTAGCCATAAAGGTGTTAATCGAGGTAGAGAAGCGTAACTCCTCAATAAAATAGGACGTAAAGTCAATCGCAGCGATAATACCCAGGATCTCTGCTGTTGATAAGCCTTCTTCTTCCAATCCTTCAATATCTGATTGAAATCCATCCAGTGCGCTTTCAATATTGCTTTCATAACTATTAATCGCTTGGTCTATCGTTGCCATTGGATGCTAAAATGTTTAATAAACGATTTTGTGTTGGTTCTGGCTTATCTGCTTCTACTTGCTGTTCTTCAAAGCGAGCTAAGTCCTCTGGTGAGGCATCTGGGTTATGATATTGAAACCAATCCATAGGTGTTGCTAAATTACGTGAGAAACGCCAATCCCAAAGCATAATTTCTGCTTCAGGTGTTAATGCGTAGTTTGGTTCGAGGAAGTCAACACTATATTCTGTTCCTACGTTGCGATTTGCCTCTACCTGAATAATACGACTATCTACTTCAAATCTTTTGTGTTCCCAGGGTCTCCAAGTGTCCTCTGTCATTGCAGCACGCTCGTCCATGTTTTCCATCTCTACAATACTAAGACTTGCAGCACTTGGTGCGTTTCCTGAGTCATCACGTGCGTATTTTGCACGTATATGGTTGTTATTTAGTGTAGTCTCCACTAAAAATCGTGTCGAATCGATAATCTGATTAAGATTACCACCACTAGAAGTCACACCAAAGTTTGCCTGTTCTGGCAAGTATAAAATTTTATCTGTTCCAATACTAATACGTGATGGATCATCCACACCACTAATGTATTTAATACCTAAACAACCATATCGGATTGCTAGGTTTAATTCTAATAATGCAACATTCACCGCAAGATCCGTTTGAGCAACGTCCATTGCGTTGCCTATATGATAATCACGCATTGGTGGATACCTATGGCAAAACGTAACTGGCAAGATTCCATACGGATTAATATCCGATTCATTCATGCTAATAACCTTGCCTTCTTCATCTACTAAAAAGTGCCTTCCTGGAACACCATAACGCTCTTCAGTCCAAACAGCATGTACGGACTCTGATACTCGTGCGTTGCCTTGATTCTCGATTGGGTACATAACGCCAAATGGCTTATCCCTTGAATCACCAGCTAAAAACAATGGAGTGAAATGGGAAAGGATCTCATATTCTACTTTCTGATCTACTTCATTCCACTTACTACGAAAGGCCATATTACCTAATAAAAATGTAAGTCGCTCCAACATCCTGCGTTGCGCATTTAAACTATGTTTATCAATCATCATCATGTACTCTTCACTAGTACGCATACGTGGTGGACGTTTGTAGGTCATTGCACGTAAAGAACACACACGCCTCGTTAAGTTATTCTGAGGCGTAACGGCTTGACGCAATGTCTCTGCACCAAAAAACTCACTCACATAATGATCAATATTAATGCCTTCATAGAAGTCCATTAAGTAATCACGTTCACGAGTACGCTCGTCTTCGATGTATTTTAACTGCTCTTGCAGTGCGCCTAGTAGCGCGCCTTCTGATTGATCGGATATTGTTAGCATAGTCTACCTTTAAAAGAAATCGATGACACCAGCGTGTCGGTTTTTCATTGGAAATAAATTAGTTAATAAAAATCTAAGTGCATCGCAGTGGTGGTCAAACTTACCATCTTTCTTTGGTTCATGGCGCAGTGTTTGGTCTTCTCGATGCTCTGGGTAGTGATAATTCTCGTAGGATTCAATACTTTTCTTGCATTTAGGATGAATAAAGAAGTGTGGCTCACCATTTGCATCTTCAAACCATCTGCGTACGTGCGATACTCCAGACACTACGTTTCTTGTCACTGCATCACGCTTTATGCTGACTCGTAGACCATTATTTGCAAAGACCTGCAAATCACTGATTCCTGACTGCAAATTTGTGCCACTTCCTGCTGGATCACCCCATATGCCAGTGTATTCATATCCTAGCGAGTTTAGCTTTTGCGCAAACTCTTCTGTGCGTGTGTTTTGTAAGTCTACTTCATCTATCTGATGTATATCAGCAAAATTCTTCTCGCGGTTATGGATTTGAACGACTACTGCTGCGCTATGGCGATAGCCAAAATCTAGACCAACATATACTGGTTTAGATGGATCGTACTTTACGTCTGCTCTGATTTGCGTATCTCTATTTAATGGATATACTTTTCCACTATAGGATTGAAATTCGCATAGAATCTCTTGTAAGTATGTTTCTTTGGTCAATGTGCGCTTTAATTCTTCGTGGTCATCTTTAAAATATGGTGATAATGTACTAGGAAATCTCCACGACTCCCAATCGGGATGTTCTTCTCTTTTCCCAAAGTCGTAGAGCTTATGCAGGTAGTTAAACCCACGAGGCGTGGAGCAAAATAATGCCCAGCCTTGTCTATCTGCCAACGTAGGTCTTAAATACATCTCAAATACATTCCTTGGTATTAATGCAGCCTCATCTATCACTAAGTAATCGCAACCTTCACCAATCAAGGATTCCTGGTTCTCTGCTGACTTTACAGATAACTCAGAATTGAGTCCAGCTAACTTCATATAATATAAGTCACCTGAAATCTCTTTCTTGGATTCTAAAGGTAAACGCAATTGTGTCATTACCACTCGCTTCACCTCACGAGCAATCTTGTTCGCAAGCGCATAGTTCGGACCAACGATCCAACCACGAGTATTCGGTGTTAGTAGCCAGGGCAGTATCTCATGCGCTGCCATAAAACTTTTTCCAGAGCGTCTCCCCATTAGGCAGACACGAAACCTCTTTTTGCTGTTATGAACGTCCAACTGCTGTGGAGTCGGGTTGTATCCCAAGATCCTCCATAGCTTTTGTTTGTTCATTATTTGTTTTATCAACTGGGTTCTCCTCGAATCCACACTCCTGGAGTACGGATTGTAGGTTTGTAGTCATGTCAACGGCAGTCTTGTCACTCATACCTAGGTAGTTCTTCGCCATGAATATCTGCATCGCAATGGAATTATTCTCCATCGCAGATGTCCACATTGCTCTACGCAGTTTGAACTTCATGTCTTCACGACCTGCTTCATACTGCTCTTTGAAGTCTTTGCGTATGTATGCTTCACTAACCTCGAAGTATTTGCCTATGTCCATGTACTTGCACCCAAATGATGCGAGCATTCGTACTTTATCTGGATCTACTTTCTTTTTCTTCATCGCTATTAGCTTTTTCGATGACATCACCGATTTTCTTTAATGTTCTGCGCCAGTATTCCTTAACGCTGGATTCTGTGATCTCCATCTCTACTGCAATATCTACAAACGTATGGCCTAATGTGCGCTTCTTAAAGACACGCAGTTCCTGTGGAGACATTAAATCATAAAACGTGTGCGCAGCGAGTTGGAGGTGGCGCAGGTTAGGTTCAACCATGCCACTACGGAAGACTAACATGTGCAGGTGGTAGAGATCTGCTCGATCAATAGCATGCAACCATTTGTCTGTATTTTCGTCTGTTAAGTTAGACCAAACTTCTTCCATATCTTAATTTACGCATGTGGTGTTGACAAAAACGAATAGAAAAAATTTAAGACGCGGTAAGTGGCGCAAATCGGGTTTTGCCTTGGTATATCCATTCCAATTATACATAATAGATATTATGCGAAATTATTTATGACTATAAATCTTGATATTGTGACACTTAGTTTTTTGAGCATAAAAAAGAATTTGAAACATTGACTTTTTTGTGAGTTCGTTTAATTTCTTTTTAATTTCATTTGGTGTGATAAATTTTATCTAGTTAGGTGTTGACACGCTTTAATTAATTAACTACATTTAAACGCGGAATGAGAGCCGCAACCAATAAAAAGAGAAACTAAAGAGAGAGGTGTTAAAATGAGATCTACTATTCAATGTTTATTATTTGTGAACTTATTTTTTTTACTTGAGTTTAAAATAAGTCTACATCCGAGCCCATCAATTTTTATAATTACTATCAATATATTTTCTATTATGTTTGGTGAATTTTGCGATAGTGCTTTAAAAAAAGATAGAAAAAAGAGAGGTAATAATGTACGGTAACTTAAGAACGGAAAGTAATTTTTCAGATTTTAGTAATTATGAAACATTCAATATGAATTTAATGATTAATAATAATGAAAAAATATATAATGATGTATTAAACATATTAAATGATTCTACTAATTATGATTGGTTCTACTCAAATTTAGAAAACTATATTTTTAACATGATAGAAACCAACGTAAAAAACGATAACAGTTTTATTAGTGATATAATTTTTTCCGCTGTATATGAAATTAATTTTGAACAAATAGCAAAACTATTTTATAATGATAACAAAAAAAAGAGAGGTAATAAATGAGACTACTAACACCGCCGAACGGCAACACAAAGACAAATAAATCTTTAGATTTAGGCTATGCAACATATATATTACACTTCACACCAACGAAAAAAAGCGGTAAAAATGTTTGTTCTATGAGTACTCCAGGATGTGAAGCAAGTTGCTTAGATGAGAGCGGCCGCGGTAATTGGACCTATGATAAAAACGGCAATATGAATCCAATCCATAAAGCGCGTTTAAATAGGACTAATTTCTTTTTTAATGACCGCAGCGCATTTTTAAAACAATTAACTAAAGAAATAAAAAGCGCAATTAAAGCAGCGCAGCGCAAAGGTTTAAAAGCTACATTTCGATTAAACGGGACGAGTGATATTCGTTGGGAAAATTACGGAATTATTCAAAATTTCTCGGATCATGTTTTTTATGACTACACTAAGATCTATAATAGAAAAAATATTCCTTCTAACTATCATTTAACATTTTCACGCGCGGAAAGTAACCATAAAGAAACATTAAGCGCATTAGTTAACGGTTTAAATGTTGCTGCGGTATTTAGAAACGAATTACCAAAAACATTTTTAAATAAGAAAGTAATTAACGGTGATAAACATGATTTAAGATTCTTAGATCCAAAACATTGTATTGTAGGATTAATTGCAAAAGGTAAAGCAAAAAAAGATACAAGCGGTTTTGTAATTGGTTAATAATTTCAGATTTTCACCCCAGTATACTTTAAAAATTAAAGAGAGGTAAATAAATGAATATTAAAAAACTAGCAAGCTCAATTAGTAAAATGAGAATTAAACATAAATTAAATGTTTTAGACTTTGAAATTAAAGTTTTATTTAAAAATAGAATTATTGAGCATTTTGAAGTTGAAGGCGTTTACAATCAATTAAAACAAAATGAAAAATTTTGTTATAATGGAGTAGATTTTAAAGAAGAACATAATTATCATTTATGTATTTTTAATAAACATGATAAAGAGCATTTTATGTGTATTAAAGGTAACACAAGTAAAGATCTTATAAATATGTTTATTTATTGCTATACTTTAAATACATCAACTACTTATAAAAGAAAATATTTTTCAATACAAATAAAAGAGAGGTAATAATGAATAAAGAAAAAAAACATATATTAGATTTAATGATTCTATCTGATGATTTTAATCTACTAAAAGATAAAAAAGAGACTTTAAAAGAATATGACCAAAAAAAACAAAAAGCTTTTAAAAGTTTATCAAGTTTAATATTGTCTTTAAATTTAAATACTAATAAAAAAAAGAGAGGTAATAAATGACTAAAAAAGAAAATACAAAGAGTAATTGGTTTAATGATCATTTTGAAATAATTGGATTAAATGAAAAAACTAATAAAAAAGTAAAAAAGAAAATAAAAGAGAATTAATTAAAGAGTTGAATAATGAATAAACTATTTGAAATAATGGACCTATTTTTTGTTTTATGGATCTTTATTGTAATAATGCGCTTATGTACGAAATTGTAATTTACTTCATAATAGCATTAATATTCGTGTATTCAATGGATAACTAACACACCATAAACAAAGCGAAAAAAGGCCTTGAGAAATCGAGGCTTTTTTTTTGGCCTAACATGAACCAAGCAAAACAATTTAACGAGCTTTAACGCCTAAATTTAAGCTTCTAAAACAATATACAACTTCACACATTAAACGCCGTTTAAATACTATCATAATTCAAAACATTGACTATATAACCTTAGATATTTACATACTTTTTTACATCTCATAACTTGTATTTTAAATCCTATTATACATAATATAAATTATATGAAATTTTTATTTCGATTTATTTTTTGGTCATTTTTTGGTGTTTTTTGCGTGATTTTTGGCACTATTTGGTGCTTATTATATTATATGCCCAGGGTTATTATATTATACTGGCGTGGTTATTTTTTTTTCTTCAGCATTCTGTTCCGCCACGCCAATTTGTCACGACTCAACATTCTAATCCAGCATCGATCTAAATTGCAAACTCGTGTGTCTTCATACCACTCAATCACCATGCTACAGCGCAGTCCATCACTAGCCATTAACGCCCATTCGCAGGATTTATCCTTTTTCTCCGATAATGGACATTTTTCAGCGTAAATCACCAATGGTCCTAGGAATGAGAATATAGAGAATATAGAGAATATCTCTCTCTTATATATATACAAGAGCGTTTTTTTTTCTCATCCCAAAGTGCCAATGAGAATTTCAAATTCTCCATATTCTCCATATTCTCCTTCTCCACACAACGACTATTCCTGGAATCCATCCAATTCACTCTCAAGTTTTCTATAGTTTCCATGAGAAACCTTCATTATTAAACCTTGATTTTCCATTCTTTCTAGCCAATGATACACTGCATTATTACTACTCAATCCAGCCACCGATTCCAACGCAGAAGCAAACGCATTGCTACTAAAATTATGACCATCTGTCACAACTGCTTTCAATACTTTTTCTTCTATGGACTCCACTGGATCTGTGTACCAAAACATCTCATTCTTTGGGAGTGGCTTCATGTACTCAAAGTACAATGATCCATCCGTCACATTATGCAACTTGATCCCAACTGGCACACCATGCAAATCGTTCTGACTACGCACCTTCGTAATCTTCATCACCTTTAATCCAGGCATCCGATTACTACTCGCCAACTGCACAATCCCATCCAGATGATTTGTGTATGCGCTACCACCTAACATATGACTCACATCCAAAGGACTCGCCTCACCAAGCTTCTTATGATGACTCACAATAACAATAGCCACATTGTGCTTGTTCTTCAAGTTCACCATCTTACG